AACTCCACCTGCGGTGAGGTCGTACCGATACCCACACGCTCGTTTGCGTCGTCGATATGTAACGGCGCACCATCCAGCAGGGCAGTCTCGATCGCTTCGACAGCATCGTTGATGTCGGTGTGCTGACCTGCGTGCGACACCGTCGCCATCGAGTCGCTGGACGACGGGTTGGTGAACGAGTCTGCGCTACCCGGAAAGTTCGTCGGCATCGTCGCTGTCTTTCTCTGCGAGTGAGTTCTCTAGGTTCGAGATGTACGCAGCCTGTAAACAGATTTCGTACTCACGAGGGAATCGCTGTTGCAACACAGCGAGAACAGTTTGCGGGTCAATGGTCTTTGCGTCACTCATGCTGCTGATTCTAACGCAGATAGGCGTGCGTCAATCTCCTGCATTGCTTTGGTGAGGATGGCCGTGAGAGCGAGACCGTCGATTGCGGTGTTCTGTCCTTGCGTAGGGGAGCGAGGCCGAACGTCGATATCGGTGGCTTCAGGAATGACCTCGCCAACTTCCTCGGCGATGAATCCGATGGTGCCTCGGTTCCATTGTTGGTAGAGAACGCACGGGTCTTCGACCGAGTGGTCGCAGTCACGACCGCATTCGTGGATTGCTTCTTCGCTGTCAAACATTTTCTCGCCCCGAGCGAGCCTGATTCGGTTGAGTCTGTCGAGAGCCTCTTGGCGGCGTTCGCCCGGTAGGTCGCGGGGAAGGTGGTCTTGTTTATTGAAACGGAATGAAACGGGTCGCAGTTGTCGAACGAGGTCGGTCGCTGTCGTGTCGTAGTCGGCGTTCACCGCTGACGACAAAGGCTTCATGTGCCCCCACGTTTCGATGTCCTGCTTCATACGGCGGGACGACTGGTTCGAGATGATGGCGGCGCAGTACCAATACGAGCCGTCGTTATGGTTCCGCAGATACCAAGTCGTGGAGGCGGCTCGAAGTTGACCCGTGTGAGTGTCCGAGTTCAAAGACCTTGTGGCGTAGCCGATGTCCTGTGAGGATATTTCCTGCACGGGCTGTGCTGACCAGTCATTAGATGTGGACACATACCTGAACTTTGATTCTGCGTAAAAGTTGTTCACGCCACCAGTCCCGTTCTGGCTGATTGAGAGGTCAATAGTCAGGTCAGCGTTGTCACAAGTGATGGCACTATTGCTGACAACCAACTGAGGTGTCGCATCGTTGTTACCGCCTCGAAGATGAACTGAGCCACCAGCACCACCTGAGATGAACGTATTTACCCCATCAGTCAACAAAGCGTATTCGTTGCTCCCCATGTTCGCTGTGCCGATCATGCCGTAAGCAGAGTTTGCTTGCCAGTAGCGCATCACCATGCCACCGTCCGGCCCTTCAACCTCTAGACCGCCGTGAATCCGGAGGCGTTCGTTGATACCGCCTTCGGGTGTAATGCGTATCTGATTACGGTTCGCCCAGCTGGTGCTGTTTGCGTCTGACGAGACGATCATCAGACCACTCTCTGCTGCGACCCACACATACTCACCAGAGGCGTTATTGCCGAGATCCCACCCATCGCCTCCCTCTAGTGCGAGGAAGTTGCCGTTCGTGTTCCGTACCCAGTTCACATCTATGAGCGTCGCACAGTTCACGCTGTCGGCGTACAGGTAGCCCCAACGCAAACTGGACGTTCCGAGAGTGTAACTGCTGTCCGCATACGGCACGAAGTGGCCAACACTAGTGAAGTACGCACGATACGTATTGTTCGTCATGAAGAACAGTTGGTTACTTGACTCTTGGAACAAGATGCGTTCGTTGGAGTCGTTACCGACAAAGAAGTTGGTGTTCGACGTTCCTGTCAAATCTCCGTTAAGGGTGAGATTGCCGTTGGTGATGTCAAGCGACATCCGAACCGCTGACTGATCCATGAAACGGAGCAGGTTGTTTCCGTAGCGGTCGATGCGAGCGTAGTTCGCTGAATACGACGTACCGCCATCAAGACGTATCTCGCCACCTTCAGTTGTGCTTGACGCCCCGATGGTGATGAATCCGTCAGCGTTGATCTGACCTGCAACATCAAGAGCAACCGATGGTGACGCTGTACCGATACCGACATTGCCGTTGGAGTCAATACGCATACGCTCCGCTCCGCCAGCATTGAGTCGCATGTCGTCTCCTACTGCCGCAATAATCACTTTCGTCGCAGAAGTTGAGTCTCCGTCAGACAATGCAATACCCGCTACGGTGTCGGTAGAAGTCACATACATAGGGATGTTCACCCCGTCTTCTCCGTTGACATGCAAGGCCACGCTAGGTGTCGTTGTGCCGATACCGACGTTGCCAGTTGAGTCCTGATAGTAGAGACCGGACGCACCGCCGAACGCTCCACCGTTGTTGTACTGAACCTGACCGTCGCTACCACCGGGAGTACCACCACCGCCTGACTGGTCTTGCCATGTGACAGTGCCTGAGCCGTTCGTGACGAGCACCTGATCTGCGGAGCCGTCAACCGCTGGCAGACTGAACCCGCCGATCGTGACCGTGCCACTCGTGGTCAGCGTGTCAATCGACAGGTCGTTCAACTGTGCAGCTGTCAACACCTGTCGTGCTGTGAATGTCATGCTGTTACCTCACCCGTTGCTGTAGCCGTAGACACGGATCGTGCCGATGCCATTGAACGTGCCTGCTCCTATGTAAAGAGTCAACGCTGTGTGACTCACGTTGACAGCGTGTGAGCCACCGCCGACCAGTTGGTACGACGAACCGCTGGAGACAGTCGTGATTGTTGTGTAGCGACTGCTCTCAAATGGCGTGGCTACGTCAACAGTCGTAAGCGAGTTCTGTGAAGTCGATGTATGTCCAACAGTCCACGGTGTTGACGAGGCACTTCTTGCGTATGAGATAGCCGTGCCGGTGTAAATGTAGCCCCATGTGTAGCCGTAATACGAAGCCGCCGCAGACCCCAGCCCGAAACGGAGTTCCACGCCGGAACCTGTGGAGGCATCGGGATTCGTGATGACGACCCGGTAGTTCTCAAAGTCTGCGGAGAACACACCGTCAACACGAACAGAGGTGACACCGCTACCGATGTTTGCAGTCGCACCTGAGAGCGTGCCACCAGTAACAGATGACGGCGTGATGAGGTGCAAGCCGACAGCGTTCATGTCGCTGTGCGTGAGCACATCTCCGTTAGTGAATGGGTATGGCATCTCTCGTCCTTCTATCTCCTAGTCGGCGCACCGACCCTGTTCTCGTCCAACACACCGATCTCCTCATCGTCGAGCCGTAACCCGAAACCCGATGTCGAACCGATGCCGCGTTCCAACCGTATCACCCAGCCACGAGGCGTGATTGAGAGCACCGACCGCAGGAAGGTGTTGCTCGCCTGCGTGTTCGTTCCACCAGCTCCGAGTATGTCGATCAAGGTCACAAAGAACAGTCCGTCCTGGAACAGACGTTGCACAGAGGTGAGAGCATCGTCGTCACAGAACTGCTCCACCATGCCTTCGCTGATCTCAATGCCTTCGACATAGTTCTCTACTGTGTCCCACCATGTAGTGAGCGTCAGAGCCTTCTCATCGAGATAGTCCTGCTGTGTACCCGATGTGACGATTGTGGGAGGTAGATCACTGAAACGTGCGCCACGCGTACCATACGTCGCTGTGCTTGTCGTGTTCGTTGAGGTCGAGGACACAGCAGAACTGTTCGCCATGTGTGCCTGCGTTGTCAGCCTGTCTGTTGTCGTCCCGAACTGGAGGTCACGAAACGGCAACAGGTCGTAGATCGTGCCACCCAGCCCATCGTCACGACCAGCAGCGATGGTTGACGGATCGCTAAATCTCAGGACATCGTCAGAGCGGTACAGCGACTCGGTGGTGATGATGCGGACGATCATTGACACAAGCGTCGTACTGATAAACGGGAATGAGAAATATGAACCGACGTACACAGGGAAGATCAACAGTTCCTCGTTAGCGGCGATCTGCGCCCACACCTCAGCGACAGACACACCGTCAGGGAACGTGAGGTCTGTGTCGCCGTACTCGATCTGCACGCCCGAAGGAGGGATAGGTATGTCGTACTCGTTCGCACCGAACGCTTGGGTGTGCTGCTCCAGCAGCGTGTTCAGCACGACCCGGCTATTAGCACCAGAGATCGCCAGCTCCGCGAGAGCGTTGCGTTCAAGCCAGACTGTGTAGTCCATTGCTGTCACAGTGATCGTCGACTGATATCCATCATCTGTGAAGTCAACATCGGTGGGGATGAGCGCATACTGCGATGCGAGAGTCGTACCAGGACCAGTATCAGCGAAGCCCTGCAGATAGACCAGCCATGTGTCGAACCAGTTCAGCCCGTTGTTGTAGAACCGGTCAGAGTCGTATGCGAACTCGTCGTCGTACTGCTGTGGTGTGAACCCGCCAGTGGAGTTCTCTAGCGTCATCGTCAACACGCCAGAGCCGAGTTGCCCATACTCGATCTCTTGCACGAAGTCCAAACCTTTGATGTATGGGGTGAGGTCGAATCGCTCGTCAGGTACGCCACCAGTCACGGTCATGTTGCTGTCTGGCTGTGGGCGAGCAGCAAGTACCTTCCAGTCGGTCGCTATCGCCATTACGCCACCTTGTTTGTCCCCAGCACGCCGTAGTCGTCGAGACCCAGCACGAACCCATAGGTGGAGACAGCGTCACGACCGTCACCCAACGTGACCTCCCAGTCCGTAGGAGTGATCGTGTACGACACCTGTTGGAAGGCGACGCGACTATCGAGGGTGACACCTCCTGCACCAGTGAACTCAATGTGTGCAGGATGGAATAGCGGTCCGACGAGGCGACCCGGGTTTGTCAAGTTCACATTGTTCACTCGTGTCTGTGTCACTAGGTCGTTGACTACAGAGAGTGCAGCGTCAGCGCACTTGTCACGGATCATCCCACCTGTCACCGTGACTGACTGCACAAAGTATTCGACTGAGTCGTAGCGAGTGACCAGATGCTCAGCGAGCTCCAGAGCCTGCGTGTCGAATCCCATCGGTAGATTGGACAACTCCACTGAGCGTGGCCCGTATGTTGCGACGCTCGTTCCAGACGCTGACTGAGTGATACCGCCAGCGACAGTCGCAGCAGCCTCGTTGATGATCTGGTCGATATTGAAGCCCACCTGTGGACGGATGAATGGCATCTGTGCCGCAGTAGGTGTACCTTCGACGAACTCGTATTCAGCTGTGGCGAGTCCTGCGCTTGATCCTGTCCAGAGCCAGTCGCGGGCGATCATGCCGTGCTCGTATCGCAACGACCCAAACGGTGGGAACCCGAACACGAAATCGAAATCCATTCGCATAGGCAAGATGACACCATGTTCTGCGGCTGCCATCTCTGCGAGAGCGTCACCTACAAACTCGCCGACTTCGACGATGAGTTCCAGATCCTCGCCGGTCGTGCCAGCAAACGATCCAGTGCGTGTGTAGCCCAGCGGTATGACAGTGTCGTAGGCGGTGTAGTACGTAAAGTCAGAACCGAATGCTGGTATGGAGCCAGACGGTGTGTAGTTGTTCCAGAGGGTGGTCGCTATGTCTGGGAGCACAGTCGCTGCACCGATGTTGTCGAACTCGCTGTCTGCTGTGGTACGAGCAATCAGCGTGTAGGCATCATCAGCAGAGATGTCGATGTATGAGGAGAACCCATCGTCGTAGTATCTGACATCAGAGACGACCCCGATAAACAGCGGAATCTGATCGCTGAGCGACGCAGGATTAGTCCCAGTCTTTGCTCGTATGTAAATGGGGTTTGCCAGCCAGTCCCAGTCTTCGTATGTGCCACCACCGAACGGTGTAAACGCACCATCAGAGTTGTCGATACGCACGCTCGCAGACGAACTCCCAACTTTGCCTATCTGTACGCTGGCTGTGACCTCCATCTGTCGAGCACGAGAGGTAAAGTCAATCGCTGCGTCAGGGATGCCATCTGTCGCTACCTGGGTTCCCGCGGTGGCGAACGACCCCATGTAGAACTCCCATTCCACATAGATAGCCATCGGTCAGAACCTGCGAGTGTTCACAGTTGGGATAGACAGATTCCCACGACGACGGGTGTACTTCTCGATCTCTCGCACGATGTCCTCTGGGCGCATACCAGCATGGGTGTTGATCGTGACGTTGACTGTGGTCTCTCCACCGCCTAGAGCATGATTGGGTACGACATATCCAGAGGACTCTGGAACAAACAGTTCCGGTCCCATCTCGCCGACGAGGTGTGGCATACCTCCACGAGCCTTCCCACCCTTTGCTAGAGCAGGGACACGCAGCACCATCCCGGGATGGATCGTCTGCCAGTCTGACGACGACCGCCAGAACAGCCCATTGTGCTCCCACAGTTTCTTGCCTTTGCTCGCCCATCCAGATGCAGAGCCTGTGAGCGCAGCGATGATCCGATACGGACCGTCTCCGCTCTTGACTGTGTATGTCTGCTCTGGAGCTGGAGCTGGAGCAGGTGCGGGTGCAGGTGCAGATCCACCGCCACCGCCACCACCTGGAGCAGGTGTCGGCGCAGGAGCAGTCGTGTCTGTCACATCTGCGATGAGATTCGTCAACCGGTCGATAGCAGTCAGATCGATATTGACAGCCATCTCGTACGGCGTACCCGTGAGAGTGGCGACCTCTCCACCGATCTTTGATAGGAAGTTGTTGAAAGCGTTGAACAGATTGACTTGGATGTTGTCGACGAGAGTCGCCATCTGCGCTGTGGCTGCCTGTAGTGCCTCTGTGAGGCTGTCCACAGCAGACTTGCCCTGCTCTACATCTTTGCGTGCCTCGTTGATCGCATTCTTGTACAGACGATCCACGACACCGACGAGCCTGTCGACCTCGCCCTGTGCGCCAGCGATGTCTGCACCGAAGATGACCTCGCCAGCAACCTTCGCTGTCTGAGCACCGATACGAGAGATCTCGTCACGCATCTGTAGGAACTCGGACATTTCGCCCGTTCCCATACGCAGCAGATGTCGCCCAAGTCGAGCACCACCTTGCAGACCTGCGTTGACGACCTCTGCGAGGACATCTGGTGGGAATCCTTTGTCCCGCAGTTTGATGAGGTTGTCGCGGAACTCTCTGGCTTGTCCCAGCAGACGCTGGGTCTGTGCCATGACGTTTGTGTCAGGCGACAGCCCAGGTGCGAACATATCTTGCACTTGCTGCTGATATGAACCCTTCTCACTCTTGAGTCTGTCCAGCTCGTTCTGTGCTGCCCGTAGTTTTGGCAGGTTCTTTTCGATGCCTCGCAGAGCAATCGACAGAGGATCTTTGTCGCCAGCGATCTTAAACTGTTTGCCACCAGACACGAACTCATCTCGGAATGATGCGTACTCATCTCTGAGATCAGACAGCACCTTCTCGCGTCGAGCCAGTTCGTCCTGTGCTGCTGCTAGAGCCTCTGTCGCCTCTTGTAGTTCCTCAGCTGCGCTCGCTGCTGCTTTGAACTGCTCGCCGAGAGCGATGATCGCCGGTCCGTTCTCCTCAGTCACTAGACCGAGACGATCCAGCTCGCCCACCAGATCCTCAAAGATGTTGGCGATCTCATCTGGTGATGCGCCAAACAGGGTCTCAGAGAAGTCACGACCCATGAACGACTCACCGAGCTGGGCGACTGCACGGCTGAGTTGGTCTGCTTGTCGCTGAGCCTCCTCTGCTGCACGAGCGACCTCATCGATGGCCTCCGACGCAGGCGACGATCCACCGCCACCGCCACCACCACCACCGCCTGATACTGACTGCGGATTGGCGAGAGCCTGCGATAGCGCATACCTCAGTTCGACGAGTTGCTGGATCGCAGGGTTGGCATCAAAGAACTCTGGACCGAAGCGGCCACCGAACTTGCTCATCTCCATACTGAGCAACTGGTCGATGAGAGCGAGCACTTGCTGACCGCCTTCGACCTCCAGCCCTAGAGCGACACGCACCTCTGGCGACAGCCGATCGAGGATGCCGAGTGCCTGCACGAGTCCCTGTGTCTGCTCGATGTCGTAGCCCAGAATCTCGCCTGCTCTGAGCAGAGCGTATCCCATATCGTCAATCGTGCCGCTGACCACATCAGTCGAACCGACGAGTGCAGCGGTCGCTGCTTCGAGATCTCGTGTGTATCCCTCTGCGACACCCAGTTCTGCGATGGCATACCCAAGCGACCTATCGAGCCGGATCAGCTCATCGGTGTAGTTGCCAGACTCCTCTGCTGCTGCGACATAGCCAGCGACGACTGTATCTCCGAGGATATGCCCAAAGTCCTCGTAGATCTGCCCGGACTCGATGTACTCCTTGTTGGTCGCCTCTACGTCTGCACGATGATCTGCCTGTGCGTCAGCAGTCTTCTGGATCGCATCGACGACTCCTAGTAGATCGTCGAACGTCATATTGGCGATGTCGCCAGCGTTCATCAGATCCAGCGCAAAGTCAGCGACAGCACCCTCACCGAACAAGGCTGCATCTTCGATATTGGCGAGAGCAGTCTCGATGTCGTTTGCGCCTGTGATGAACTCTGTGAATGCGTCGCCACCAGCATCGACAAACGACTCAATCGCTGCACGAGAGTCGTCACCCAAAGTTTGGAACGCACTCGTGACCTCGTTCTTTGCGATCTCTGACTGCAGGACGACCCCAGCCATGAACTCAGAGAAGTCAGCTTCTGCTTTCGGCTCTGCTGCAGAGATCAAACCCATTGAGTCTGCGATGGCCGACAGGCGGTCAGTCACCGTCGTCGCTGGATCTCCAGCGTCACGGAACGCTTGGGTCAGGCTCTCCTGTCGATCCTTCGCCTCACGAGCGTTGTTGTAGTACGACCCCAGCACGATGCCTAGACCGGTGAACGCTGTAGTCAACGCCAACACCCACGGGTTCGCAGCACGCAGAGCGACCAGAGCCTTCGATATCGCACCGATACCGAGAGCCACCGGGCCAGCAATAGCAGCGACACCCATTAGGGAGGTCACGATCTGTTTCGTGCCATCAGACATATTGCTGAATGTGTCTGTGACTGATCTGATCGCACCGACGACGAGCTCTAGAGCATCAGTCACCATAGGCATCAACTCTTGACCGAGTGTCAGCAGGCTGTCCTTTGTCTGCGCCATCGCCTGCTGGAACTGGAACGATGCTGTCTGTGATACCTCTGCAAACGCTGCGTCGACGGCTCCAGTCGTGTCTGTCATCGACGCAAAGATCGCCTCTGTCGTAGCGACGTTGGCTCCCATGAGGTCGAGCACACCAGACAGCGCACGGATGTTGCCGAACACCGATGCTGCTGCTGCCTCGTTGCCAGCGAACTCATCAGCGAGCGTCTTGAGTGTCGAGAGCAGTCCCTCCTCCTGGATCTGCTTCCGTAGACCCTCTGAGGAGAGTCCCATCCCTGTGAGAGCATCCTCTGCCTGTTTGGTGGGTCGCAACAGCGACGAGAGGATGCCACGGATCTGGGTGGCTGCCTCTGCTGCGTTTGTGCCAGTACGAGACAGAGCAGCGAACGCTGCACCCACCTCGTTGAACTCCACACCCATCGCTGATGCGAGAGGCAGCACTCGACCCATAGAGCCTGCGAGCTCGCTGGCCTCCAGCTTGCCTTCACGCACCGTGGCAGTCATTACGTCTGTCGCCTGTGCAGCAGACAGAACGTCCGCACCGTAGGCGTTGAGCGCAGAGGTGGCGAGGTCTGCGATGGTGGCTGTGTCACCCAGACCGATCGCTGACGCTTTGAGTGACGCTGCGAGGGTGTCTGTCGCTACAGATCCACGCAGACCAGCAGAGGTGATAAAGAACAGGGCGTTGGCTGCCTCAGATCCACTCTTGCCGAACTGGACAGCCATCGAGCGCACACCTGTCTCCATGCGCTTGACCTCGTCACGGGCGACACCGACGAGTGCTGTGATGGAGGTCATCGACCTCTCAAAGTCAGAAGCAGTCTTGACTGCTGCGACACCCACTCCCACCAGAGGGAGCGTCAGCCGGGTCGTGAGAGTACGACCCACCCTCGTCGCATTGTCACCGAACGTCTTGAGTTTGCTGGTGGCTCTGTCGAGACTGGAGGTCAGCCCAGTAGCGTCAGCAGTAACGACAGCTTTGATCCTGCCTACGACTGCATCAGCCATGTCCTACCGCCTTCTCTTGCTCCGTTGCTTTGCCACCTGCTGCTGGTGATCTCTTTCTGCTGCCTCCAGTTTGTAGAGAGCCATCCACTCGACGAGCTCTGCGCTCGTCATGCGTGTCTCCAGCTCGCTGACAGTCATGCCCAACTCTCGTGCGAGGCTGAATACGAATCTGCGTTCCGGATGGGTTACTCCTCGTTCGTCTGGGAATCCGAGGAGTCTTTTCCCGCGTCATCCACAGCGTCAGCACCGACCGCTGACACGCTGAGACACTTGCTGGTGAGCCTGTCGATCACAGCGAACGACTTGTCCTCCAGCAGCCACTCCATGTCTCCGTCTGAGAACACAGGGTCGCCAGTCTCTGGATCGTAGACACACGAGGTCAGCAGGAAGCCCCAAAGAGCCTCCTGCCGTTCTCCTGCAGTCTGATCGTCGTCTCCTACGTAGTTCTGCATCTGGGCGCGTTGGCGTGCGCTCATTGAGCGCACCTCCACGGTCACATCCCACTCTGGGATCTGCATGGTCTCGCCACGCTGATCCTGTGATTGCTTGATTTTGTCTCTGATGGACACTGTGGTCACTCCTTGTCAGTTGTGGTGGGGATCAGAAGGTGGTGCGAGTCACATCTCCGGTGACCTGGAAGTCAGCGGAGTAGGTGACGACATCACCGACTGGATTGGAGATTGAGAATGAGGTGAGGATGGCCTCGCCCGTGTACTTGACGTTGCCACCGGTGTCACCAGCAGGGCCGTAGATGAACGTGCGGCTGGCAGGCTCTGTGCCGATGAAGTAGCCGTCGACAGTTGCGTCCCAGATGCCTGAGACTGAGAGCGTCGCATCACGCAGACCGACGATGTACGACTTGGAGGTCGCACCGAAAGCAGTTGTCTCTGCGGTGTCGATGGTCTCTGGGAAGTCGACTGAGGTCAGCGTGTCGCTGATGTCGCGGCTGGTGCCGCCAGTGTCGTCGATCTCGAAGTGAGTGGATTTGCCGTGAACAAAGGTGGGCATGGCTGTGTGTCTCCTAGTAAATCAGTAGCGTGCAAACGCCACATGGAAGGTGATGGAACCGGATGTCGCCGCGGACGATGCCGTGGCCCGGAGGTACTGGGCGACGGTCCCGGTGACCGCCTTCTGCTCTGAGGTCGCCGTCGATGACGAGACCGCTGAGAATGTAATGAGATCAGCGAACGTCGCGTCGTCTGCTGAGTCTTGGATCTTGATCGTGCAGGCTGCGTCCAGCGTGTTCGCTGTCACATGGAGATTGCCCATGCCACCGTTGGCTGACGACGCGGTGTTGTTGACTGATGCCAGATCGCCGAGTGAGCCGAACGCTATGGATGAGCCAGCAGTCAGCTGGACTCCTTGTGCGATGCTCAGCGTCAGATTGGCTGTGCCATCTGTCGATGCATTGAAGTCTGCGGTGATGGTGACGATGTCTGCGACTGGTGACGAGATCGAGTATGAGGTCTCGTGTGCTTTGGCGAGCGTCGCACGGTTACCGATCGTTCCAGAGTTGTACTGGACGGTCACGACTGGTGTGGTCGCTGCGCCGAGAATGGCTGATAGTTCTTCGTCTGAGCCATCTGTGTCTGCTGCCCACATCCCAGAGAGGGAGAGTGTGCCGTCACGCAGGCCGACTAGATATGACTTCGAAGACTGGCCGAAGGCTGTGGTTTCTGCTGTGTCAGTCGACATGGCGACATCAGCAGAGTTGAAGTAGGTGGAGAGGTCGAACTCGTCCAGCAGGACGCTCGTACCTTTACCGTGGATGAATGTGGGCATCAGTCGTCCTCGCTCTCGTCGTCTGCGATATCCAGATCAGGCTCGTCAGCAGGCTCGTCCACGAGGTCGTCGTCTGTCTCAATCTCCTCTGGCTCTGGAGTGCTGGTCTGGCGACCCTCAGGCTCTAGGAGTCCACGGTCGATGAGCCACTGGGCTTTGGCTTGCGTCAGTTCGATGGTGTCACCTGGCTCGTAGCGACGAGTGCCAACGCTGATACCACTCTGCCCGTCTGCTCCGCCTGTCACCCTAAATTTCATCCGATCTCCTTGCATACGCAGCAGGAGTCAGCCATGAGGCGACTAGCGGTCACGGGGACACCTGCTGGCGACGAGCGCACTACTGGAATGGATCGTAACCGCTGGGAGCGTTCTGGCGTTGTAGGCAGAGCGAACCGTTTGTGCCACATACACAGCACAGCGTCGCCTATCGTCCCCAGAGACAGATACGTCTGGAGGGACGATGAAACTGACGAACAGACAGAAGATGATCCTCACGCTCCTACTCCACAAAGGTGAGAGTGGCTGGCGTGAGGTGACGAAAGGCGACTCAGCACTTGATGAGGCTCTACATGGCCTGATCGCTAACGATCTGGTCGTGAGACCCAGAGGTCAGAGCATCGCTCTCAGCGAGGAGGGTGCAGAGAGAGCCACAGCGATCCAGTCGTACACACAGACATTTGCGCGCAGACATCAGATGTGTCCAGCGTGTGTGCGTGTCCACTGTGTCTGCGAGATCCGTCTGGTCTGTCTCGGAGACGGTCCACACGATCTCGGATGTCATGGCTCCCACGACTGATGACAACTGCTGGATCCAGATTGAGTTGCACAAAGCCCGTGCGTACAGCAGAGCACTACGCCACATGGCGCACGCTGGTCTGTGGCCCGGACTGGAGCCTTTGACGTTCGATGAGGAGGCGTGCGAGTGGGACGGACCGCTGCTCCCTCTGGAGAGCATCGACAGAGAGTCACGCACGAGCATCAAATCAGAGAGAGATATCGATCACGGCTCAGAGCGTGGATATCAGCAGCACAGAAGATTCGATGGGAAGCCATGTGAGATATGTGTGGTCGCCCATCGAGCACATAACCAACAACAGAGGAGAGCGAGGAGATCCGCATGAGCACAGAGACGATGGCAGAAGGCAAGCCACCACGAGCGACTGCTGTGAACACACAGGACATCGATGGTCGACTCCCAGAGGGGCAGATCCTCGTGGAGATCTGGGATGATGGCGAGATCCACATGGCATATCGAGAGAACACCTGGGACTCGTGGCCTTTGGGGATGTGGGGGATGATGGCAGCGACCTCCAACAGCGACGATCCTGATGCGTTAGACTTTGGATAGAGGATCACTATGTGTACCAAACTGCAAGATCGACTACGGATGAAGCGGCTGGCTGGTGCCGACTATCAGACCATCGCTCTGATGGAGGAGGCAGCACGCAAGATCGATGAGCTGGAGCAAGATCTGTTCTCACTAGAGCAGCAAGCAGTAGCGCAGGGTGTTACACTCACCCAGCGATCTGGCTCGTCATCTGACTGGGACAACGACACCTAGTCAGATCACAGTCGTGGTCGGCGGCAGCCCGCCTCCAGGTATCTCCCTCGTTACCTATGGGCTGCTGCCGATCACTCTGACGGAGAGCGATTCTCAGCTTTGCAGCGAGGACAGCGCAGTATCCACGGTGCTGTCACGAGCTCTGCGAGTAGTTTGCCACAGCCTGCACAGCGCACCTGATGGCGTGTCGCTCGATCCACCTCTGCGCGGGTACGCACCTCTGCATAGGGATCCACAGGGATACTCATGTCGCTTTGCTGACCTCAAAGTTCTGGGCGATGATGATCCGGTCATGGCTGTCACGCTCTAGCGCAAACGGGGATTGCAGCCCTGCGACACGGTGATATCGATCACCAGATGCGAGCGTCGTGTCATTGACGATCTGCTCCAGAGCCGTCCAGATCTCATCTGCGAGGCTGCGACCGGTGGTGTACGAGCTCGCCCGGGTCACGACTTGTACCCGTGGACGCTCGACCAGAGGTAGCGCAGCACCGTTCATCGTCGAGAGAGGTGCGCCACCCACATACTCGTACACAGCGACGCAGGTGTCTGGGTCGTCTGGGAGGCGTGCCAGATACAGATTGGTGCCGAGTGTCAGCGATCCCACCTGTGCTGCGAGGTATGCGCCGAGGTCATCTAATACAGCCATCAGCGTGATCTCCTATCGAACCGGACATGCGCCCGGATACGTTTCATCAGGTTCTCTGGCATCGCATCCATGTGCTGAGTGAATGGGTGCTCCAGATACTTCGGTCCTCTGCCCTGTCCCGGCTCAATCGGTCCTGTGCCAGATCGACCTCCCACCACAGTCTTGCCCGGTGGCTTCGGTGGATGCCACAGATCCAGACGCTCATGCTGGATCACAGCGTATGGTGCTGCTGCGCCACCGTAGGCGATCTCAGCCTCCACGCCCAGCCCGCTGAGAGTGCGACGTACATCGACTGTGCGGCTCGCTCGCAGCGCACCAGTATCCACAGGGACGAGACGGCTCGACTCCTTGGCGATCTCGTTGACCATGTCGTAGATACCTTTGGCTGTGGCATCTGCCATCTGATCTGCTGTGGCAGCGAGAGCCTTCTGTAGGTCTTTGAGACCGTCGAGTCGTACAGATGCCATGATCTATGCGCTCCCCAGATGCACCACAGTGCATTGAGCACCGTGCTCGTCGTACCTGTAGCCCACCTCCACGACCTTGCGAGTGATGCCGTCGACAGTCATCTCATCGTCGACCTGCACCACGAGCGTGGACGACGGGATGTAGATGCGGTAGTCGATGATGCGCCCGTCACGCTCCAGATCTCTGTCAGCGTCCCAGACACGCTGCACATAGGCAGATGCTGACGCTGTGGTGACAGAGGAGATCTCCCCATAGGCGTTAGTGCCTGTCACAGAGCGGTGAGTCACCGTCTGTGTGGCGAGACCAGCTAGAGCCTGCGAGAACGCTGTGGACGCAGGCATCAGCGATCCGCACCTGGGCCAAAGTACTCGATGCCTCTGATGTCGTTCGACTGTCCACCATCACGGACGTTCTCAAACTGTCCAGAGGCGAACCAGCCACGATAGATGTCGCTGTTCTCTTGATCGATGTCTTTGTCGCTGATGGTGATGCCACCTGCGTATGGGACTGGTGTGCCACCCTCCCGGGAGGCGAGACCCTGTAGGACGACAGCCTGCTCGCGGTAGGCGGTTGCACGCTGGCTCATCTTGACTGACAGGTCACCAATCGTCTTGTCTGCCTCACGAGCGAGTTTGGAGGCGATGGTCAGACAGCAGCGGTACGCAGCGTCATAGAGAGCGTCTGTGCTTGTTGCTGAGCCTGTGGCCTCTTTGTTTGTCCATGCGATCTCCTCGTCTGAGAGGAGCTGGTCTGTGGTGTCTGTGTCACCCGTCAGAAACCGGATCGCATCACGAGCCGAGTTATCTGGATCGCCAGAGTACGTCCACGCCATCTCTCACCTCACCGGTAGTAGATCGAGCCAGACGGCGTTCCCAAAACGACATCGACATAGATCCCGTTTGGGCAGTGGATCCCGTTCGGTCCGAACCACAGCACCTCGTGTCCACCAGCAGCCGGATCAGCCGACGCGACGAGCGTGCCAGTGTTGTTAGTCCCAGAGTGGATGTGAACGTGGACGTTGCCAGAGTCGTCGTCGTTGATGTCGAGACCCATGAGGATCGCAGACCCTGACACAGCCTGCTGGTCTACGCCAGAGAGAGCGAACGCTGTGGCTGCTCTGAGATGTGAATCGTATGAGGACATGGCTTCCTTTCGTAAATAGCAAGAGCCGGGACCGGGACCGTGCGTCAGTCTCCGATCCCGGCTCTAGCCGGAGGTGATCTATGTGTCGCTTAGGCGACTGGGTTGCTGAAGAAGTAGCCGAGCGGTGAAGCCACGACCTTGAAGTCCCATGCGGACTCGATCTCCAGACGGTCGCTACGGAGGTGATCCATGCGGAACCGGCTGACAGCAGTGCTCGTGCCGAGTCCACCACCAACGCCTGTCCACACGAAGTTGTATCCAGCTGACGCGGTCATCAGTCCAGCCTGCGGTGCGACGTAGCAGAGCAGAGCGTCCTTGTCGCCGATCTGCCCGTAGGAAGCCGTGGCTCCCTCTGCAGCCGAGTTGAACACACCCTTCATCACGAAGATGCGGTCGACCTCAAACAAGCGGGCGAGCAGATCAGGAGTGACTGCCTCTGCGCTGGTGTGCTTGTAGCGATCCACGACATCTGCGTGGTTCTTGAGGATGCTGTACGCCTTGTACGACAAGACGAGGGTGTTGGCGAGGTATCCCGTGTTGCTCAGGATCGTGTTCTTGCCAGCCTCAATGTCAGCGATTGGGGTTGAGCCTGATGCGCTCCACAGCGTGCTGGGGGTTGCGTCAGTATCCCAAACGCCAGTCGTGAAGTGGGTGGTTGCCCAGTCACGCTCTTGACGGATCAGCATCTGGTGGGTGAGGAACCGGGTCGCATCCATGTCTGGATCGAGAGGAGCGTCGCTGTTGGAACGCACCTGATCGCCGATGTCCTTATGCAACGCCCACACCAACGATGAGTATGAGGCGGTGCTGAGACCGTAGCCGGAGCCTGCTGACTCGGTGCCGTCTGCACGAGTCTGCGCTTGGTCACGGTAGAAGTCACCCTGCGTGTAGGTGTAGTAGAGGTCGCTCTGCTTGGCGACGTTCACGGTGGGAAACACACGGGAGGCGACGAAGTTGTCTGCCTCCTGCATGTAGGCAACGCTCATGTTCGTCAGAACTGCGTCAACATGCACCTGGGATTGGGTTGGTTGGGGCATCTCTGTATCTCCTCAGATCAGGCGGCGCGACCGGCCGTGGTGTTGATGAAAGCCTCCACCGTGTCGCCAGCGGCAGCAGCGTTCAGGGCGATGCCCATCGTGTAGACCGTGGTGTCGACGCCAGCAGCAATCGCATCAGCCTGACCATCAGCTGATGTGCCGATGACGTTGCCTGCTGCGAGAGTGCCGTCTGCGACGACCTTGCTGATACCGAACAGGCAGACCTCTGCGGCCTGTCCGCTCGTTGGTGTGTTCTGCAACACGCCGATAGGTACGTCTGTGATGGCAGCGCACACCGTGACGGTGTTGTTGCCACTCATCTTGACGAAGTGGTACTGCTTGCCAGACAGGTCAGCCGAAGCCGTGAACTGTCCGACTTTGATCTGGGCGGCTTCGTATGCCATGACTCAGAGTCCCTTCTCGGTGATGTAGCGGTTGTAGAGATCCTTGTTGCGTTCTGCGACGAGGGTGATTGCCTTAGCGAGGCTGGATGCCTCACCAGCAGCGACGAGATCGTTGGCCTGAGCCTCAATCATCGACCATGCGTCAGCGGTCGTGGAGTCCTGCGCCTCTGCGCCAACCTCTTTGAGGATGTCGACCTCGCCCATCGCAGTGGCAGTCGCATCGAGAACTGCTGCGATCTTCTCTGCTGCTTCTGGTGCAGTCTTTGCGACCTCCAGCATGACAGAGCCGAACTCTGCAGGGTCAACACCTGGGATCATCGCCCAGCCGCTGGCCTTCTCCACAGAGGCAGCGAGCTCACGCTCCTGCTCCAGTCGTTCCTTCTCCACTCGCATCGCCATGAGTTCTTTGCGAAGATCGGTGAGTTCCTTCTGCAGGCTCTCATCGACGCTCACACTCGCAGCGACAGGGGTGACATCTTCTGAGATCTGCTCAGCCTCTGCTGAGATCTCTGTGACATCGAGTTCCACGTTGTCGTCTCCTTGATCGTCTGACTGTGACTTGATGACCAGCCATCCCTCGTGGAGGTGCGCCGGGTGATCGACACCACTTGTCTCGTTCACGACGAGTTCTGCGAGCTTTGTGCTGCGAGCCATCAGCAGACACTCTAACCGGACGTAGACATCCTCTGTTGTAGGTTTCGTCTGATTAGTCAGATGATGCTGTTATCGCACGCAGGACAGCGTGCAGCCGAAGCATCTCATCTTGTTCATGCTGTCCCTTTGGCACCACTCGACGGAGGTACGCCATGAGCAGATATGCGTCCTGTTTCGTCACGTTTGAGTGGGATCGTTTCATGGGTCACCTCGTGGAGATCGATCTGCCGGAGCACCATTTGCTCTGGGATGTGAAGGACTGAGTCTAGATACTCATCCTCTGTGAGTGACCGGACGATTGAGATATGTCCAGCTTTGCCACCGCTGTCTGTGTCGAGTCTCCAGCCTGCAGTACAGACCAGGTAGTCACCTCCAGCTGATGCGTCCTCTGCTGTGATCCAGTCGTCTCCTAGTGAGTGTGCGTCACGCCAGATCACGATGCTGATCTGCATCAGTCGTCATCTCCCATGTCGAGCAGGCTCTGGACGATGTCAGTCTGGATCTGACCGGCGACATCGCCGTCCACGGTGAGAGGTAGCCCACAGCCCTGCTCAATCAGATCGTCGCAGACACCCATGATCTCCCATGCCATGTGCTTGGCGACATCTGGGTCGATCAGTAGGTGCAGCATGTCCTCCTCGTGATCGACCAGTGTCAGCAGGATGACACGACCCGCGCCGTTCTCACCGAGATGCACCAGCCTGTGGATAGCCCATGCGTGGACTGGGAGTGTGTTCTGTAGATCTACCCACTGGCTGTCACTCATCGTCGACAGCGTACTTGTGTCCACGCCACCAGATCTGACCTGACCTAATCGGCAGCATCTCCAGATTGAAGTCGCCGTCTCCCTCTCTGTACTGCACGACGCACATCCCTTGCTGCCAGTCCTCGTGTCGGACGATGGGTCGACCGTCGAGATCTGTGCCACCTTTGGTGGACGGCACGGCTCCATCGATCCGGGCGAGACATCCCGGCGACGCTGCGAGGATCGTGCGTGGCCCGTCAAAGTCCTCACGGGTGCGCTCAGCCCACTCAATCCTGTGGATGTGTCCGTACAGCACAGACGTTTTCTCACGGGCGAGGTACTTGTGGGCAGTAGAGCCGCTGGATTTGACGAGATCACCGTGGATAACTCGCAGGCGTTCGTTGATCCAATGCGAGCTCGCTGGGTAGCCGGGGAGGTAGGTGACACCGAACTCGTCGAACCGGCAGAGATCTGGGACGCTCAGCACAGGCCATGACTCTGGCAGGTTGCCTCTGCGTAGCCCGAACGCTGCTGCTGCGTTCCCTGCGATGTATCTGGGCAGACGTTCCTCGTGGTTGCCAGCGATCCACACGATCTCAGCTCTAGGTGCTGCACGCCGGATCTCTGCTGCGAGCGTGGTCGCCCGGTCGATGCTGGCTTGTGTGGTGCGCTGCCATGCCGGAGTCGTGAGGTACTTCCCGAATTCTGGGAGGTCGAGGTTGTCCCCTACCAGTACGACGAGATCTGGGTCAGCAGCCCGGACGACAGCGAGAGCAGCAGCGATGGCTTGCTCGTCGTGGGTCGCCTCCAGAGAGTCATCTCCCAGCCGGTAGTACCCGATCTGGCAGTCAGGTAGGACACACGCGAGCCTGTAGTCAGATGTGGTCTCTTTGCGGGATCGTGGCGCAGGCAGTCGTATCTGTGGCCCAGGTGTGATGACAGGCCATTCCGGGCCGGTCTCCCATGCTGGGGATAACTGGACTGCTGCGAGGTCGTGGATCTCTGCTTCACCCTCATCGTTCTTGGTGAGGGACTGATACAGCGAGATGCGCTGCACTCGACCGATCTCGTCGATGTCGATCCCGTTCCTGTCGAGCAGGCTGGCGATACGACCCAGAGCCTCCCGGCGTGCTGACGGGCTGTCCTGTGCGGCGAGGTTGTCAGACAGAGGCATCTCTGCACCCACATCTCTGGTAGATGTGCGCCTGCATGGTGTCTACCGATATCTCATATCCCTCTTGCTGGAGCGCACGAGCTAGCGATGATCCAGAGATCTCTGTGTGTCGTGGGAATACTCCGCTGATTCTGGTTTCTCTCAGCATGTCGACCATGCTGTCGAACGCCTGCTGATCGTCTGGCGGGAGCTTTGCATAGATCTGCATGGCGAGGCAGCGTCGCCCACTCTGTGTACTCATCTCAGCGATCCGCTCCGATAGTGCCATCTGTCCTCCATTCGGTCACTAAACGGTAACACAAACAGCCATTTATCCAGTTTCGCTCCAGCATCGTGGGCGGTGCAACGAACCGCCTGCGATCCTCAACTGTCGTCAGATAGGGTGCTGAGACCCACTCTGGGTATCGAGGGAACAGAGAGGAGATGCCATGAGGCTCCAACTACACCGCAGGCTCGCCCACGCACTCACACCAGCAATACTGATGGGAGTCATTGGGGTGACCGGCCTGTCTGCTGCGACGACAGCAGATGCGCCACCTGCACCCACCAGCACATCATCCACTACAACGCAGGCTCCACCACCACCTGTGACACTCGCTGCACCGCTATCAGCTGATGAGCACGACTCTGAGGTATCTCTGCCTCCAGTCCCATCGCTCCCACCGCGGATACAGGTACAGACCACGACTACGACGACGATCCCCGGATACAGCCGTGCTGACTGTCCACAGATCTGGTCTCTCGCTGTAGATGTCGGCTGGCCGGAGGAGTGGCTGCCACGACTCGATGAGATCGTCTGGGCAGAGTCCAGATGTCAGCACGATGTCATCTCATCCACGTATGACTATGGGTGGACGCAGATCAACTGGGCTGCTCATGGCGACAGGCTCACAGCGAACGGGCTGAGCCGTGAGGCTCTGCTCGTGCCAGTAACAAATCTGACTGAGGCTCTGTGGATCGCTCAGTACGCTGCAGAGCACTATGGATGCTGGTCACAGCCCTGGTACATGAGTGGCGACTGGTGCTGATCCTCGGTCTGGTTCTGATCTGCGTGGCGTTTCGCATCATCTGGTGGCTGCTCGACGACTTGGGCTGACGATGCTAGTAACTGTGACAGCCATCATGTAGCGTGTGTCTGGGCGCATAGCGTCCACCTATTCATACACACACACGATTGGAGGCATCGTGAGTTCACATACAAATGTGCGACCTG